TTCCAAGCAAGTAGACTCATACATGACGCAGAGGCCGCGTCGGTCGCTATGCAAGCACTTTTCATAGATGGTTTAGCAGGTATAGAAGAGGCCGCTAGTGAAATAAATGAACAGTTTGAGCAACTTAATGACACCCTCATGCCATTAGGAAGAAATGTGGCTAAGGCTAGAGTTGAATTCGCTAAGTTCTTTGATGAGGGAGGTCAAGCAGCAGCAGCAGCAACGGAGGTTATTGCGTTAGGTGAATCTTATGGTTTCGTCGCTGAGTCCGCGCTAGAGGCGGGTTCTAGGGTTGCTCAGTTAAGGACGATTTATGGGGATGCAGCAATAGCACCCACAGTAGAGGCTGGTATTGCCTTCGGTATGATTGGTGAAATGGAGGCTGCTGACGCACAACGAAAATTAATTTCCTTGATGCAGCAGAACAACATAGTATTAAAGGATATGACCTTACAACAATACAACAACTTAACTGCGTCAGAGAAACAGGCGCACATGACTAAAGTACTATCAAAGGCCCTAAATGACCTTAACAGTATCGAAGATACTTCTGCCGCTAGAATGAGTGAGATAGTTGACGCTATGAACGAGTTCGGTGGTGCCGCTAGATTGGCAGGGGAAGATATTGATTTCATGGCCGCTATGACCGCTACTTTGATTGAGAGGGGTATTACTGCTGAGAAGACTGGAACAGCACTACGTTTCGTGTATGGTAGAGTTGGGGGTAATATCAGTGGTGCGGCTGACCACTTAAGACAATATGGTGTGGAGTCGCAAAACGCAGATGGTAGTCTTCGCTCTATGGAACAGATATTGGGTGACCTCTCTAAAGTTTGGAATCAAATAAGCAAAGATGAGCAGAGGGCCATATCACAATCAATAGCGGGTAACAGACACTTTTCAAGGATTTCTCTTCTAATGAATGACTACTCTAGAGTCTTAGAGTTGGTTGGAAACGCCCAAGCGGGCGTGGGTAAGGTAATGGAGGAAACCGGAGAAGCGACAGGGTACCTAGCCGCTAGATTGGAAGATACCGCAGTACAGATGGATATTACACAAGCCAAGATAGATAACGTACAAGCCGCGCTAGGAGAGCGACTACTACCGGCACAACTCAACGCCATGAAGGCGCAATTGGCTCTTAATGAGGCTATGATGGGTTGGGCAAGAGGTCTTGCTACCGTTCCCGGCTTAGGTAATTTGACTAACGAATTACTAGAGGCAAGAGAAATAATTTCCACTATGTTTGCTCCGTACTTTACCGCCTTAATCAACATACAGAGTATGGTTCTTTCTCTCCAACTTGTGAGACAAATTCAGCGTTCTCTTAACGGTACGCAAATTGCTTATATCAAGGAATATAGTGGTATGCAAGACAAAGTGACACTAACACAGAAAGAACAGTTGAATTTGAGTAATCAGCAAAACATCAAGGCTAGCATACGTTATCAAAGGCAAAGAATTGCCGGTGCCATGGAAAGGGGACAACTACGCAAAAAGGGCGGCCTGATGAGAAAATTAAATTCTCTAGAAGAAGAAGCAGATGTTTATAGACGAGAAGCCATAAGACTGAATAATATCAGGATAAAGGAAATAGAAGCCATGAACAGATTAAGTGCTCGTAGTAGAGATATCAGCAAGGAAGAAATAGAGGTTTTGAAAATTAAAAATACCCTACAAGACGCTCAGAACACCAAATTGGGTGGGGAGCACTGGATTAAACAGCAAATATACAACATTAGCGCATTATCAATGGCCGGAGCAACCTTTGGTTTGATGATTTTCGGTATGGAATTAAATAAGTTGTTACCCAAAGTCATACAGTTTGAGAACGAAGCAGACCTTATGGCTGCGTCTATGATGCTGATGGCCGGCTCAATGATAGCAGCAGTGTTGCCGATGGCGGAGATATGGAAGTGGGTAACGGCTGATACTGTCGCTATGTCTACGAACAATGTTGTGTCTGCTTTCAAGACAGAATTGAACTTGGCGAGGGCGGCGTCTGAGGGAGCAGTAGCGGGGGCCACAGCGGCGAATACTGGAACTACTGCGCTAAACTCGGGTGCTATAATAAGTAACATGCTAGCGGGAATTGGGTGGTTAGTCCAACACACTTTGATAATTCTCTCAAAACTAGCAGACATTAGTGCGACAATCTTCTTGACTGTTGTAAAGGGAGCCCTAAATATGGTTTACATTGCGATGACAACAATACTCGTAACACAGAATCGGGCTGTGGCGATAAATACTGCTAAGATGTGGTTGAATGTTGCTGCTTCTACTGCTTCTAGTTTGGCCCAAGCCGCGTTAACATTTATCACCGGGGCGGCAACGTTTACTTGGGGTAGTTTCACGGTTGCTGTTGTTGCGGCCACTAAGGCTCTCCTCGTATTCTTAGCATTAACAGGAGTTGGTCTTGCGTTAATTGCTATTGCTGCGGCGGCTATATACGCCGCTAAGAAACTTGGGCTTTTCAATAATGAAATGGAAGAGACTAACGACTATATTGCAGATATGGATTACAATGCTAGTCAATTTTCCTTTGGTGACGAATACGCACAACAGATGGGGTTGGCTACTGATGCTAACTCTGCCTTCAACAACTCGCGGGAGGAATTATTCTTTGGTTTCAAGGCGGGTAACATACAGGGAGCACTAATAAAGCAGATAGAACAACAGGGTGTCGAAAATTTCATTGTTAACACCGAGGTAATACAGACAAACAACTTCAACGGATTAACAACTGATGCGGTCGCTACCCAAATACTGAATGCTATTGATAAGGAGGCATCCTCTAGAGGAATCAATGTAACATTGGCGGGGTGATTCTATGGTAAGAAGTATAACAACCCGATACAATCTTTGGATGGCCGGCTACTACGATGATTTCAATAATGCTCGTGGAATAGCCAACGATAATAACGAACCCACATTGGATGGGACATATGACCACACAAAGACTCATTACGGAAACCCACTAAACGGGGAGGCCATAAATAACCCGAAATTTAGATGGTCATATGTAGAGAGAGCAAAGGGCACTAATTACGATAGTGATTTGATAGGGTCTTCTGACGAAACAAAACTACTACACAACAAGGGTGGTTTTGAATGGCTTAGTTTCGACTCAATTAGGTTGGGTAGTGAATACTGGGAAGGTAGGTCCCAACTACAGTACCCCGACTCTCATATTTCTAACAAGTACAAATATGCAGCAAGCGGAACCGACGGTTATTTATTAATTACTAACGGTAACGATACTCTAGGAAAGTATGTGATACCAACTGGTTTAACAGACTCTAGTTTTGGAAGAGGTACGGTAACTAACTACACCGTTACTAATTACGAGGCTAGTGCTCACGACGCGGGAGGGCATGGTGATGTCTCCTCCGGGGGGGCAGCGGGAGATTTCGTTCAGAGGGCTCACTTAGCCGGGGTTTGGTTGGGAGAAACTACTACCTTTGCCCACAAAGATGGCGGAACAGTGGAAAGCCCAAGAAATATTTTTACACCAGTACGTTCCCCCGGCGGAAAACCGTTTCTCTGCGTCCAGTCTTACCACAAGGTACCAACCTCAAGGGCCAGCGTTCCGGCGGTTATTTATGACGGTACGCTTAATTCAAGAATGGATGGGGATATTTTTACAGTTAGGTATGCGGTTAGGTCGTTCAACGGAGAAACCGCAAATGAGGGCAAGCAGCCTCCGATAGTCACACTCAAGTTGGGGTATGCTTCCGGTCCCGGCTCCACACTACAGAACGGAAATACAGGAACCCCCGAAATATCTTGGTCTATGAATTTCAGTACGGGTAATGGCTTGAAGGACAGTAACTACGATTATTACGATGCTCTGTATGAGAATGGTACTACGAAAAGCACATACACTGTTTATGACGCATGGATAGACGTTGATTTCGTTATGGATTACACAAACGGGAAATACAAGGTTTATCACGACGGTACTGAGATAACAGCCACCAACGATGCGGCAGGGGCATACAGTAGCGGCTATGCTATGAATAGCGGTGCCGGCGTGACCCCCTCTAATATGTATGGTTGGGAAATGGAGGCATACCCCAACACTGGTGACAACTCTGTCAGCATAACTCTAATGCTTGATAGGGTTGCTCTTTACAGACCATTAAGCGACCATCCGGATGGTACTATCTTAGCACCCATAAAGAGAATGAAAATAGATTCACGAGTAGATGGTTTCTCTTCTTGTAGGGTTGAAATTTATGATGACCCTTCCGGTACTGGCTCTTCGGTGGGTACCTCTACTTCTGATTATTCACACAACCTTACCACTCTTTTCTCCGGCTCTTCAATAGATGATTGGTTGATGTTGGTTTTTGTTGGCGACCCAACCACTTCTGTCGGCAAACTTGATAGACCAATTTGGAAAGGTGTGATAGAAAAAATGGAAGTATCACAAGAAGAAAGAGACAGAGTAATAGAGTTGAGGTGTACGGATATGCTATCCCTATTAGATAGGAGTATTCCACTTTGGGAGATAGGACAGGCTGGATTGAATGATAACGAGACTTCTACTGATTTTTGGCTGCAAGATGCTCAAGGGTTTAACTCCGTGATGTATTTAGGGGCCAAGCCACTTTCTACTCTAGGTAATACTGTTGGGTTTGATGTTGATGATTCTTATTCTGAAATGGATAACCAAAGAACGCAGTTGGGTTCGGGACACCCCATACAGATTTACAACAATGAGAACGAGACATACGGACCTAATAGCATAGAGGAGCAGTACGAAGGCACAGGCATAGTAAAGGGCGGCATAGGACAGGTCAAAATAAGTACAACAGCATATACCTCAGTGGAGGTGAATACCACAACAGGGTTTTCTGCCTCAGACAACGTTACCATATCACGTACCACCAGTCACAACGCCACGTCATCAATAAGTCCTTTTTCTGTGACTACTGATGCTATTTCCGGCAACCAAGTTTTGAATTTTGCTCAATCGGATTTGGCTTTCACTGCTAGTGCCGCTAGAATATTATATGCAGGTAAGTACAAGTTTGTTAGGTTTGGGGTTAACTACTTCAAAAATAGCGGTTTTAACGATATTATCAAGGACGCCATACTAGCAAACTACCCTTCCAGTTCTGACCCACAGGATTCTGCCTATACGACATTTGCGTTTAGCGCGGACCCCGGACTTTCGCCGGGAGACGTTTTTCAATACGTACCCTATAACGGCACTGTCGCAGAATTGGTAGCACCCAACGGTTATGCGGGTAAGCACCAAGTAAAGAGTATAGAGAAGATACATAATTACTACACGACTCCCTCACAGGCATACATATGGGTAGTAGATACTTATACCCCATGTAACGCCTCCGAAACAACTGGGACCTACACTAGCAAGACTGGTCTATTGAGTGGTAATGATAGGGGCAAGATGTGTAGTGACTTCGGTATAGTGAGCCTAATACCAACTTCGTTAGACAAGGACATAACCCATAGAGCCGTCCATGCTAGGTGGATGCGTGACCTGCCCCTTTCTCTATGGTTCCAGTACCATTACGGTATCACAGAGACGCCTAACGCATATTTGAATGGTAATATTGCTGCTACTATTCTAGCGGGGGCTACAGAAATAAGAGTGGGTTCCTCAGGAACACCTATAGCGACGGATACTTGGAACGCAATACCCTCTTCGGGGATAGCGGAAATACAGGACACCGGGAAGATAGGAAACCCTTCTGATAAATTCATTTACAGAGGGAAATATCAAAGTGGTGCAGATAAATATTTGATAGGTTGTCAGTATATCAGTAGGCAACACGCTACTACATACTCAGAAGCAATCGGTACTCCCTTAGCGACTAAAATTAAGATACCAAGAATAAGTAACGACTACAAGCATCTATACATTCTTTGGTCCGATATGAGAAACAATGGTTATGCTGACGCTGACGGTATGGGAAGGACGACAGATTTCGGTTTGATGTTCCCCGTTGCTGATAACTATGAAGTATCTCTATACTACGCAGACCAAGACGTTGATTACGACGGTCAACTAGATAAATTTGCTGAATTGAAGATAGGGGAGGATGTGGATGTATGGAGTCTAGATGCTACATCGGACCCGGCTTCTAATATTGCGTGGTCTAAACCCGGCGACTTTTCTAACCCAGTCACCGTTTCTTCCTTGGCAGACTCAAGCGGAAAATTACGAATTAATACCAGTACTACCACCAATGTCGTAGCCGGGGACTACATACACCTATTCGGAACTGCTAGTCATAATGGGGGCCATCTAGTGGATTCCGTTAGTGCGGGTGCCTTTATCATTACAACCACGACCTACTCCTCTAGTTCGGTTTCTGCTACAGGAGGAGCATTCTATTGTAGGACTACTGGCACTGACCAAGACTTGTCCCAATATCAAGACTGGGAGAATAAGGGGGGAGCGTTTGTTATCATAGACTCAAGTAAGTTCTTCAATCTCAATACTTTGGCTAATGGAGGCAAGGTTGGTTTGTATGCAGGTGCTCGTACAGATTTATCAGATTATGTGGCTACTATCAGTGGCTACCCATCTCTTCTAGACAACTATTATGCAGAAGCGATGTCTTCTTACAAAACCACAGCAGGGCCATATGCACAACACCCTAATCAAAGATGGGTATTGAATGATATTGTCGTTACCAATGAGGACATAAAGAGAGGGCAGTTTTATCTACAGCCAGAATCTACTACAGATTTCGCTGATAGCGGAGAGGGTAGGATTATTGGTGTGAGTGGGGATGGAGGAAGAGCCCAAGTATCCCTTGAGAATTTCTACACGTATCAAGGCAAACTGGGTACTGCGGTGACTGGAACGCTGTCCGGTATGGTCTTGAATGATTCTGATGATGACTGGACCTTAACCCATACGGGACAAACCTTCATTACAAAGAATGTAAAGGCCGGGATGTTCATCAAGAATACTACCACTCCCATAACTACTGCTATGAGGGGACAGGTCAATAACTTTTTCAGAATTAAAGAGGTGGTTAGCGAAACACAACTCAAGGTAGAACAGGTGTATTTCATGGCATATAACTCCGCCGAAGAAGAAGATAATGAAGATGAGGGAGGAAACCCCCTTTACTATGACCAAGAATCGGCTGACTATAACTTAGAGGGCCTTAACGTGAAGGCTATTGCCGCCAGTGTCTCCGCTGACGTTGCGAGGTGGAGTAACGGGGAGAACTACAGCATACCAATACAACTATACGGAGTCTTTTCTACTTCTGCTTCGGTGGCGGGCATAGAGAAAGAATCGACCCCAATACAAATAAGAGACTCTATGTTTGAAACTTACGAAAATAGCAGCGAGCATGATAAGTGCGTACAGGGTTCATTCCTACAAAGTGGCTACGATAGTGTGGGGATAACTACAACTATAGCCCCACCATATATGTTAAGGCTGATGATGAAATTAAGTGGTTATGCCAAGAGTGTTAACAGTGGTACATATTACGATAGTGATAAATTCAGAAGTTTGTGGTCCGCAGCACTATTGGATAATTGGATGCCACCCACTAGACTCAACACAGTTTTCGACATAAACAACGTACCCTATACCGGACAAATGACTACCTACAACAGTACCACAAATAATGATAAATACGGGTCTATGGTTGATAGTAGGGGGAAGACAATATGGAAAACGATGAAGGAAATACAGAAGAAGTCGGGAATAGGAGATGAGAACGGCTTGACTACTTCTTTTTCTTACTTGGTAGGTAGAGACGGGCGGCTTGAATATAGACCAAAATACAATTCTGGTCATGCTTTGAATAGGTCTAACCTCATGATAAGTGATTTGAGTACGGATGTTTCCGGTAGGGTTTCTCACGTCAGAGTGTATTACAGAAATGGTCTTGCCTTTGTTGATTTCCCCACTGCTGCAATAGCAGATACTACTAGGTGGAAGATAGTAGAGAAGCCCGAAATCAATTCCGATATTGAGGCTATTGCCGTGGCCAAACAGACATACAACACCATAAAGAATGCTAGATTGAGTATTAGTGCCAGTCCAATAAGAGCCACGGATTCAACAGATAAGATGTTAACACATGGGAGATACGGTTATATCTCTGACCCACAAAGGGCAATACAAGGTAGAGATGATTATACCTCCGGGGCTGCATATGGAAGGGCTTGGACTAGACTAGGAACTGGTGGTGTACCATTCCCCGGTATGGTGAATGCAATAAACGGACACATGGATTCCCAAAACAGTATTTATGACCGTTATGGGGAATCAAAGCAACCAGTAACAAGTAGTACCGCCACATGGAATAATTTCTATTATTGGTATGGGTCTAATAGCGTTTCTCACGCGGTACAAATAGTCCACGTACCCAAGAAATGCCCCTTAGATAGTGATGGTACGTCTGAGGATTTGAGAGTAGCGGTTTGGTTGAAAACGGGACAGAGCGGTACTGATATTGATAACGCAGAGTTCACCATAGGTCTTCTAGATTATTCATTCTCCACATCTTCTTCTGCCAAGGGAGGAGCGGCACCAACCCTAGTGGCTACACTATCCGGTTCATCCACCGTTGACGTGAAGAATAGTGGTTACTATGAGATATTAGTCCCCTCTACATATTCATCATCCCTAAACTCGGCCGGAGCAAAGTTTGTGGTTTCCTTCAATGCTGAGTATTGTAGAGCACTACTAAGGAGAAGGTGTGGTGCTAAGGACTCGGCGGACCTGCTTAAGAACGCGCACGACGTAACTGGAATAACCACCTTTCCATCCTATAACACCAAGAGTATTTTTCCATTGGGTGTCAGGAAATATACTGAAATGTCATCATTTGCTGATGATAGGTCAGAGTGGTATGCTCCGCGCCTACAGGTCGTTTACGATTTGAACTACATACCGGCCACCTATGTTTCATATACTGATGCCGGACTGAATCTAAATGCGGAATCCATGGTAATACAAAATGTATCGTGGGTCGTTAATGATATGCTAGAAGACGTTACATTGGGTTTGGAAAGAGACATGTCTCTGTCTTCCGGAGGGGTTATACCATATCTATTTAGCGACAAGGGGGGCCTACAGGGCTCTGCTACGGGCTCTAAATTAGACCATAACTGGAATCCGGTGGGAGGGGAACAGGGCGGCTCTAGTCCCGTAGGTGACTACAAACCATCCGGTACTGCTATTGGTGGTACACCTGAAAACGACACGGATATGCCGGAGGGAGGCGGAAATCCGTTCAAGTCGTTTGCTATGTCGGGAAGAACTGGCGGCGGCGGTGCTTCTACCTCCCCCGGCTTTTCCTCTAATCAGTTATCAAAGGCGTTATGGGGCACGGTGAAGGGTCGAATGTCTGTTGATGGGGACCAATACAGCAACCAAGGAGAGTTTTCCATATTAGGACAGAAAAAACCCGGCACGACCCCTTCTTCTATGAAACCAATAGAAGGACTAGACGTGTCTGTTTACCCGTCACGAGGGGCAGCCTCGGTTACTGCTGACGGGTTTGCGCTTTCGGCTTCGACAGGAACGGTGGAGGAGACATCAAGTAACATATCCGAAGTCATGTGCGACTTGACTATCCCGGCAGACGTAATCAACAACGAGTTCGTTATCCACTCCACTATTTCCCTAGCACCCAAAGCGAAGCACAGCAAGACTGCTGTTCTCTACGTCAATGCTAAGTGCCTTGAAACAGGGAAAAACGTATCGAACACCATACAAATACCAACAAACACCGAAAGGACAAACATAGAGATATTACCTACCACCTTACTTAGTGGTGTTTCTACACCCGGAAATCATTTACAGGTCAAGATAAGTAGGAATCCGGCAAAGGGTAACGACGATGCCTCCAACTATACCTTAGTCTTGCACGACTTGAGGGTTGGGATAAAGAGAGCGGCATTCCTTTCGGAAGCAGTCAGCAACCAATTCAAGATTCAAACGTAATCTTCTCGTAGAGCCAAAACAGCCTTAGCCTTATCCCTAGTCATTCCTGATATTTCCATCAGTTGTTTTTGGGTGGTCTTTTTCTTCAAAAGGTTGGGAAGGCTACCAAACTCTTTCAAAATATCCTCCGCTATTTCAATCGTTATTCCTCGGACAGTGGCCAAAGTCGCCACTCTATTATCAACCTTCTTCACTCGCCTAAATTTGTGTTGTTTGTAGGCCGACGAATTAATTTGCTTTTGGGTATGCGAATTAACCAAGAAGTCTATGAACTCTTCCTTGGTAGCAAATTCCATATACCTTATTTCTGGAAAGCGATTGTAGAATGTAGATTTGAAATGCTTGATGGTTTTCTTCATCCTAGAGATTTCTATTGCCATGGCTCGTTTATCCAACTTCCTACCATGCACATACGGTTTAAGTTGTGTTCCATACACTACCAACATAGGACAATCGAAATTATCATGAAGGTCGTTGAGTTGGTCCACCACTGTCCTTGTCCTACCAATACCCAAGATGCTCCTATATAGGTCGTTTATCTCTTTGGCCTCTATGCCCCAGTCACCTATCACATAATCCGCAGACTTCAACCTTCTTACCTGCGCTCTTCCACTGGCTTTGTCTTGGTCGTAATCACCTAAGCGCATTAGCAACCGGTTAACTACCTTCTCGTTTTCCCTGTCGTCAATAAGAAGCACACTGCGCTCTTGTACCAATTATTAATAAGGGGTTTGGCTACTCTCTCAGGGTACCGTCGTTACGCCAGCATGGTCCGGTACACATATCCCTCTCTTGGAACCAACTACAAGAGGGGGAGTTTTCATGCAACAGTATGGTCTTTAGGTGTTTCCTTGTTAGGGCCTCATTGAAGTCCCTCCACTTCAACTCCCTTATGAAATCAACAACCCCATTCTCCACATCAATTTGTTGAGCCAAGTCGAGTGTTGATGGGTTGGCAAACCACCTAAGATTCTCTCCTAGGTGCTGCGCTAAGGCCACCCTGACGTGGTGCTTTGGGTTGTCGCTGTATATGTGTGTCTCAAGACAGGGTGGAATGGGTATGTTTGTGGTGTTAGTACCAATATCCCCGGTAAAGGGAATTATGGTTTTCTTGGGAGCGGGGTTTTCAGAAATCCATTTGGGTATATTCAAAGACCCACTAGGCTCCCTACCTACAAAGGGGTCGTGTATCTTCAAGGTGGGGTCGGGCTTCTTGGGAATGATATAATTCAAAGGGTCGCTTAGAAACCCATCCTTACAGATATTAACAGCCCACCTACCCCTCTTGGGATTGTATGTGTCCGGTATGCGCGTTAGTTTTTGTGGGTTTCCTACCCCATCTAGCGTCTTAAGTCCCTTAGCCATAGTACGTTGGTATCTATCGATGTGTTTGGAGATGGCTGTACCCCTCATGGCTTCCTTGAAGAATTGATGAACATGGAAACCCCTTCCGGTTGCTACCAACCTAACGTCCCCCTCTAATTTGGAGAGGAGGGTAGCCACGTCCTTCTTTACTTGGATAATATCGTAATCTTCGGTGAGGTCAAAGTCCCACCATGCTCGGTCCATAACGACAGATTCAACGTCAGTCTTCCAAGGGCGGTTCCTATCCCTTCTTTCAAAGGAGAAAAGTGATGTATAACATGAGGTTCTACCATTCATCTTGGTGATGTAGGAATCGTAAGACTGTCTAGTAGCACACAGGCTACGCCTAAGTCCTATCTCTCGCGGAAATGAAAGCATGGTATCACCTAGACTTCTTGTTGATGACCACAGTTACAATTGGCCACAGTAATCTCTTGCATTACACCATTAACCTGTCCGGTAACTCTAACCATTACCTCTTCCCATTCCCAATCGTCTTCCATGCCACACGAGGCACACACCAATAATTCTTCTCCTGCACTAATCTTCATATTACTCACCTAAAATTGATTCCTCAAGTCCCGACAATTCTCCCTCACAAGACAAGTGATAATTACACCACTGAGGGCAGAAATAATCACTCCACTTCATGGGATACTGTTGGGATTTAAGGGAGTCTATTGCGATTGATAATGATTTCGTGAAAGCATTAATAGAGCGAGAGGAAATTGGCTCCATAATGGCTATTCCATACTCATCTCCAACCCACACGCTCTTACCTCTCTTATTGGCTTCTTCCAGTAATTTATCACTAGAGTATTTATCGGGAACTTCGTAGTCGGGGGTGATATACAAGAAGTGAGTAACTTCATCATAATTCAACTGCTCTAGTAGTCTTGCGTAATAGACTAATTCCTTTCTAGTCCTAGACAATTTACCGACATTCATATTACCTGTCTTCAATTCAGCGATTATGAGTCCACCGTCAGGGTGTCTAAGAACGGCGTCTATAATACCTACCCAAACTATCTTGTGTCCCTCATATTCCTCGTACACTAGATGCTTTACTTCCGCTTCCTCTATTTTGAGTCCTCCGAAATCCTTCGCTATCATGTTTAGCAAGTCGCTCATAGCCACCACACCGGGGTCATTCTCAAGACCCATTTCCGTCGCTGTAGCATACATAGCATCAGGACCCTGCAACATACCGACTTCCATTATCTCATGAACGTCAGTACCTCTAATCATTTCATCCGTCTTAGGGGGTCTAGGGACACCCGATACCTTGTCCCAATAAAACTGTCGGGGACACTTCATATAAGTCATCAGACTTGACTTGCTCACTCTGAGTATCTCAGATTCGGGATGATAGCCGGATTTCTCATCCTGTTCCTTATTCGCTCTCATCAGCACCACCCTCTTTTGAGGGGGTGAACGAGCGTGGCATGGCCTTCATTACCTTGTCGAAGCCAGCCACTATGTCTTCCTTAGAAGCAACGTGTGACGCTATGAGATTTCCTCTCACAAGCCCATGTTCCTCTCCTTCCGAAGCCCTGCTGAAATTAGCATACCACCAAACACTTTCCGGTCCATGCTGCCCTATGGCCGCTGCTAGAACCCCGATATCCTCAGTTAACACTAATACACGCATATTTTCTCATTCCCCCTGTGTCTTATCAATATATTCATCGGGTTATAACCATACCGTAGTACCCAATCCATTCATAGCGTTGAACAGTGGTTGCATATCCCACTTAGCCAAAACGTAGTAGGGCTCTAATTTCTTCACTATGAATCGCTTGACCAGTATCGAGAATCCTATTTCCTCTATGCCATCTATTTCAGAGGGCTCATCAAATGCTATGTATTTCCCCTTCGTATTGATTGTTACCTTGAAGAAGGACCCCTTTCGATAGCCCTTGCCTAGAAATTCGTTAGCCCAAGCAGCCCCCGCACTGGGTCCCGACAACTGTTTGTAATTACCCAAGTCCTTTTTCAATTCCCCCTTCATACACAAATCATCAACTGCGATGTTTCCCTGCATAACGTCATCTATGAGGTCACGGACGGCACTGGTAACTTCCTCTTCTCGCAATCCACTAAGCATCCCAGTGATTACATCACTCATAACAGTTTTCATCACCTTCGGCATTCTCGATTGTTTCATTTCTATGCCTTTGTAATATGGTTTGGGTTCGTGAGTCTTCCCATCCGTCCATTCCACAAGTCCGGCATATCTATTCTTTGCTAGGATTATCATACGCGAACACCACTTCTCAAACTCTACTTCTATGGGAGCCATTTCGGCGTTGATAGAGGCCGTCTTTGTCGTTCCGGCCTGTGGGGTAGGGATGATGCAAAACACGCTGTCTGTGTGGCCGTAAATGACCCGCATTCCCCTCTTCTCAGCCTCTTCCTTTAGTCTTCCCAAAGTAGCCCTGCTTGTGTAGGTAATTGCCGATGCAACCTCGGGGTGATAGAGCCCATACTTGGCATCTCCGGCCACCCCATACATAGAGGCTACTAGGGATTTACAAGCAAACTGCATTGTGTCCCATTTATCATAGTTTTCGGGCTCTGTTTTCATCAAAGACTTGTAGTGGTTGCGGAGATTGGTCATATAATCCATTTGTCTAACCAACAGTCCCGGCTCACCCAAGTTGAATCTAGTACCATTACCACAATCAACCCCGGTTTCATCCAAGGTGTCCCAAGAAATATTACTCTGTCTAGCATTACTATGGTACATGGCCTTAACATCTAGGATTCCTACGTTATCATAGATACCCGGAACTGGCTCCATTACTTCCGCCCCCGAATATTTCACCTTATCGAATTGTGGTCTTGTTGGTATTCTCTTTTCAAATTGTTTATCTCTAAGAGCAAGAATGGTAAATGTTTTTGTAACGAATGGCGTGGAGCGAATATCGCATTGAACCAAGTGCTGAACGGATGTGTAATAATTGAGCGCATTTATCTTGTTATCCAACATGGGGAGTAGTCTAACGTCTTGTCTACAATAGTGAATGTATGTCGCTATATCGCTGTGGTATGTATCGTGTCCGTCCGGTAACTCTACCTTGTCCTTCTTCAATACCTCTAAAGCAACATCACTCAAACCGTAGGCCGGGAGTTTCCCATTCTTTATTTCCCACAGTTTGGAAAACGCTATCATCAAATCTATACAATTCCTTCCCACTATGGGTTGGTCCCAATCCCCATAATTGTAATTGACTCTAGCATAGGGGGATAAATCATATGGATTGAGGTGGTTCTTCCTCATCCTCTCCATTATTGTCTTAATGTCCGCTCCCGTAACAAACCAACCTGTTATGATGTCGGGGTCCTGTCTCTTCATGTGCTTTACGAAATGTTGGAGCATTTCTCTTTCGGTATTGAACGCGAGGGCGGGAGTGCTATACTCGTAGTCCCCTATCTTGTCGTATTTTCCAGCCGCGTATTCCGGGTGTACGAACCAAACGTATTCGTTGTCTGTGAAATTATCATACACCACCATGACCCTTAGTTGCTTGGTCAGAGGGGACCATTCACAATCCAAATACCATATCCTATGGTCGTAGTTCGGTATGGGTTCATGACCGTCGTTACATCTATCGGACAAAACCCTGTTGACGTAGGGTATATTTCCTTCCCATGTCTCCATTCTCTTATTGAGGTAAGAAATATCCTCCGGACTAGCCACTGTTATCTTACTTAATGGTTCACCATAGACACCCTCGTAACCATCCTCCACCTTTACTGCTTCCGCTAGATGCTCACTATCGTCCTCGTGAACGAAGCAGTACGGCCAGTAGCCGCCTATAGTCATAGTCTGACGCTTACGCTCTTCATCACGGAAGCGCACAACAACGTCGCGCCCCCTACCCCTCGTTACTATCAACCTATCGCCTTCCACGCGGCCTAGGAGGTATTTGGTACTTCTTCAACCACTTGTAGACAGCCATAGGGGAAATATCGAACTGGTCCGCTATTTCTTGGAGGGTTCTGCACTGCACTATGTATTCGTGCTCTAGCCAGTCCTTGTTCCGGTAAAGGGGTTCCTCCTCCTTCTTTTGAATAGATATTTTCATGTGGTACTCATAACCAGTTTCCTCTTCTACCCACGCTCTCTCAGTCTTGCCTATCTCCGGCAATAGTAATTCCATTAGCCAAAGACTCAGTCCCTCATGCGTAGCCTTACCTATCTTCTCTCCTTCCCATTCTCCATAATTGTATTCAGTCATTTGCTCTCCTCCGTTAGTATCTCCGCTTGGAATATGAAATCCCCATTGTGGAGTAGTAGTAGTAAGGGCATACCCTGTCCTTCTTCCTTGAAGGGAAGGAATACCATTTTTATCTGTCCGTTAACGGACTTGAGAACATTGTCTAGTCCTCCTCCATAGGTACATGAGAATGATTCGACGGACGTAGAAAATATGCGTGTATTAGTCTTATCATAGGTCAGAGTAACGTCAGTGTCCCCCACCAAGTCTATCTCGGTCGTGGTACGTCCCTTGGTGTAGCCCCCAACAGAAGCAGTAAAGAAACCCTCATGGAGTGTTTGTATCGGCTGGTTCCAAGACAGAGTATATTTATTCATCTTCTGTCCGTTGATGCTATCACACCTAAGAGCCTCGTACAAATCATTAGCATCCACCGCAAACGTGGCAAGGGGTAGTCTCTTTGTGCCGTCCTTCAACTCGTATGAGCCATCAGGACCGAACTTAGCCACTCTAAGGATAGATTGTTTTTCCCAGTCTTCCAATAGTGTGGGAGTATGCAAAAACGCCCTGCAATTACCATTACTGGTAATGGTGGTCTGCTTCTTTCCCGACTTTATCTTCAATCTACCTCCGGCCTTATCATAGGTCAGAGTAACTTGATTACCATGCTGTTTGAGAATCCCTAAGAGGTCCGATATACTACTCACTGGGAATGCCCCCGTGCCTTCACATGGAGTTGAGAAAACGGAGAGGGAAGTAACCCCATCCTTAACCAAGGAACACGTCGAAGCCCTACTACCGTCGGCTCTGATGATACACGCAACCACTTGGTCCTGTAAAGACCCCGCTACCACTTGCTTGCGTTGAGTCCTCTGTAGTAGGGTGACTAGATTATTACAATCAATCTTCATTGATAGCATCATCTTCACCCCACTTCAAGAAGGGCAGACCGGTCCATTCTACATTACCATCCTTAACACTGAGGATGGTGTGGGTAGTTCCAAGGAACTCCATGTTCTTACCCTTCATCTCCTCGATGGAAGCCTTGATTACCCATTCATTTTCTGCTAGACCCTTATCTACCTTGACACCAGCCGCTCGGTCCCCCTTCTTAGTGTATCTCGTTAGGAACAACTGTTGGGAAAAGTATCTCATAGTCCCCTTGTCCCACTCCGGCCTCTCACCGACTGTCATTAGTACCTTCTTACCAGTACCGTCATCGGCAAACTGCTTCTCTTCCTTTAGATGGAAGGTATAGAATACTCTCTCTACGGGAAGACCGTGAACTCTGCTCATCGTGTCTCTGTAAATCTTGTTTCGTACTCGCCACTCCGCTTGGTTGAACTTCTCCCCATCCTCTACGTTTACTGGGTTCTTTGAACGTGTCATCAACCAGTGAGTCATAGCATGTTCGCACCACTTGAGATAGGAAGACATACCATCCATAATGATTGCTCCATACTCACCGGGCTTCTCTGCCATTTCCTGTGCTAGAATATTGATGTACCAATTGACCTTATCAATCAGCGCAACGTAGTTAACTGAGTTGTCCTCATTGAAGATACTGTCGTCCGTCTCGTCGTGGAGAGGGATAACTACGATGTTTGGGTTATCCCCGTAGATGTGTTCTACGGTAGCCTGTGCGCTGTTATCTACATCGAAGATTACGGTCTTCTTGTTAGGGTCGCACATAGAAAGCGCAGTACCAGTCTTAGCAGTGTTCTCCCTACCTACTAGGGACATTCTAACCGGGACTGATTGCGCCCTTACGGTGAGGAACCTATTCCTGTAATACTCCTCGTTGTAGGCAAACTTGGGCCCCTCGGGGGGAGCGGTGGTGGTCGGGGTAACATTACCCCAACTCACGCATCCCACCCCTCTTCGTTATCCATAGACATCCCACCTACGGACTCAACTTGGTCAAAGGCCCACCATCCGTTGACGGAAAGCCTCATGTCGCCCTCGTTTCCTCTCCAAGTCTGCCCAACAAGCATAACCTTGGTTCCTACTGCAAAGTCAACTAGGTTCTCTTGAGAAGCAGGGACATATACGTCCACAGTATCAGCCATGGAAGTCATATCTAGGTCGGCGCAAATCATCACGCATCCCCCCTTGTCCCTAGGGTCTATGTGTATTACCTCTGTTGGTACGACCAACATTCTATCATACCAGCCAGCCTGTTCGCGGTACGTGTTGTAGTAATTCTCCAACCCTGCTAGGGAAGGTAGTGTGTCCTCCGGCAAGTATGTCGGCATCAGTCCTAGAGCCGACTGACCATCTCGGTAGATGATAGGTGGTTCAGGGAATAGAGTAGACTTGTCCTCGTCTGCAACAAACTCGGTCACCCCGTCCTTGACGTAGGCACTGTCTCCGTTCCTAGCCGGACGTAGGGAAACCCTACCCGGTATGAAAGTTGGGAACTGAATATCTGCTCCCTTTCCGTTGCCACTGACTCTGATAGGCTTCCACTCTCCACCGTCTCCCTCTTGCCGGCCAAAGAATAGACATACTCTCTCCTTCTCATCCTGTGGGCGAGCCCTACCGAACTTGAAATTAGCATCTCCGCTTGGGAAGGTTGGGTTGTTCTTGTCCCACACCACATAGAAGTGGGTGTTGGAGTCTAGTGCCATGGTGTGCTTTGGTAGGCTATCTACCTCAGACGTGCCTCCGAAGTCATCCCTTGATGAGCGGGTGTAAGTACCGTCGTGGTTGTTCTCAAAGATGACTACTGCGCCTTGCTCTACTAGGGCTGTCTTCATTCCCTCGTCTGCCCCAACCAATTGGTTCTTCATCTTGTTGTAGAGAATCTTTCCCCACTCCTTTGGGCGCGGGACGCTTACAAACATTCCCTCAAACCATACCGCACCGCTACGGCGCATACTCGCCTGTTCGTTATTTATCTGCCTTGCTGCTACACGCATAGAAAGAATGTCTATGTCCTCATCGGACTTGCCCGCGTTCTTCCACGCGGCCCCTTGGTCCTCTCGGACCGAAAGCGACTTTGCCTTAAGCCGCTCCAAATCTATCCCTATACTGTTAGCCATGTTGTTCAATATCTGCTCGTTCATATTCTACCTCTCCGGTTATTTTCCCCTATCTTCACGGGGTTATAAGTATCGCGGTCAACACACATTCTCACGAAATTGTGCCCCACTATTTCCTCATGTACCCCCGCTATCAAGTCCCGCTCGCTTGTTGTTGCGGCGTTCACGACTCTCATTTTTGAGTCCGGACTTGCGCTACTACTAATAGCATAGGTGAATATATCTCTTATGGTGTTCCTAAGTGAGTCGGGCCTTTGTTGTACCATTTCGGCCGCACCCTCAAAGTCTCGTTCCTTGAAGCAAAGAGTTAGGTAGGCTTCGGAATGGAAATCCCTTCCCTCCAAACCATTCAACCAAGCATCAGCATCTTCATGACCTGACGCTAGTTTGATACTGTGGTATGCCTGTAAAGCGTTTATGCTCCTTCGTAAATCTCCACTGTGGTTCCTACATATCCTATGTAGGTTGGTTTCTGTTATCTCGACACCCTCTGCTCCGCATATGTGTCTCAGTCTAGTAAATGCATCCTCGTCACTTATTGTTTGGAATGTCAGAGTCTCGCACCTAGATAGAAGATAATCACTAATCTTACTCTTGTCGTTACAAGTCAAGATGAACGTCCCCTGTGAATTTTCAATGACTCCCTTGAGGGCGGATTGTGCCGCAGGGGTCAACTGGTCAGCCTCATCAAGAAGGAACACCTGTTCCCTAACTCCGTTACGGGACATCGGTAGTAACTGCTCCTCAACAAACTCTATCCCCCTAGTTTTCTTGCTACTAGCATTGAAGATGTGTATAGGCCAACCGGCCTCCTTAGCCAAAACTATCGCTGTGCTTGTCTTTCCAGTTCCCGGTTCCGTGCTGTAAAATAACCAGTGTGTTGATAATCTATTTTCCCTTCCCTGTTGAGAATGGGTGAACAGACGTGAATGCACGTCCGACTGTCCCACAATATCCTCTAGTCTCTCCGGCCTATATTTCTCCGCCCAATTCTTCATTATTTCTCCCCCTCATTCAAAATCACCTACCAATCCTTCCATCAGTAGATTTTCTAGTGCTGTGTAGATGTTACACATCTCAATGTGCGAACTTCTCAGTGTAACCATGTCCTTATCTCGCAGGTCCGCTTCAAGGGACAGTGTAATACCCATCATAATACCCCTTATGAACTCCGGACTCCATTGTTTACAGTAGTTGGATTCTATGTCCTCCATTTCATTCATAGGTTCCATAGTTTCATCCAACGAAGAGTAAAGGGCTAAAGAACGACGCCCCAAAAGAACGACGGCCAAGTTCTCCGGTGAAAGAATGTCGTTCATCTTCCTTCCGGCGGGATTACCAGTTATCTGTCCTATCATATCCATCATCATCCTAACCCATTCATCATTGTTCTCGTCCATGAGATAAATAGTCAAACAGTGTTGTATAGACCTTCGTTATCTCAATCTCCTTTTCTTCAATTACATATGTTACGGAACCACCCCTAGTAAATCTAGGTGATATCTCTAAACACTTCCCACATTCCTTTAGGGTTCGTGCGTACTTATCCGTCATACACCAGTCGGGCCAAGATAACCAAGTGGTATCTCCACACAACCTACCGTCGCCACTGTCTATGTGTATTTTGCTAGGGGCCCTCATTCTACCTTCTCCTTGTAATCCTTATGACTTCTAGGTAAAAGATGTCTCCTTCTTTCTGCCAAGTTATCTATCAATTCTGCAACCTTTGTTGCGCCTTTGTTGAAGCGACTCAAAGATATGTCGTCGCGTTCGGGAACCATCTGTTCCTTCAACATATCTAATGGTATCTCTCTCAAGACATACTTGAGAATTTCGTATTCCACTATGGGTATCTTCTGTATCTTTGCCTTCGCCATAAATACAATTAGACCCGACGGTCTTTAATCTTTGCGCTTCGGTGAGTTTATCTTTCTGATACAGGCTAGACAAATATCCTCTCCCTCTCTCAAAACTCTTACTCTTCCGCAGGGGGGACATTTACTAGCCTTCCTTTTCTCGCTTGGGGTCATAACAGTGGGACTTCGTGTGTGGGTTATGTCTTCCTTATCTCTTATGATGTTTCTATCCACGTCATATACTAAATGTTGTGTTTTTATTCCTATCGCGTTCTCGACAAATTGTGTACCTACTGCTATTATCTGTGAATTTTTACACAATATGGAAGATAGACTATGGGGTGACGGTATATTTCTTACTGATTTTTCCTTAGCCAAAAGAGCAGCCATAGCCTCTTTAGTCATAGCCCCATGCTCAAATAATAATGCTACTACTATACGCCTAATACGTCGGTTGTTCGCACTCATGTTGATATAACGAAGGGAAGGGTATTTGAGGCTTTCTAGTCATCCTGATTCATCCATATCATAGTATTGGTGAAACTACTTGCTTCGTTATTTGCACTTTGTGGGCCTTGCTGTACTACTATACCCCCATTGAAGATATTGTGTAGCCATATACTAATAAAGTTAAGACCCCAAAATGTCAAACAACAAAATACCCCGGTCCCTAAATCCATTCATTAACCCTCTCCTTTTTCTTCTTCATTTTACTGGGTAGAACCTCATTGGTGTCCCTCACCTCGTTAGCGACAGCCTTGTTGTTTTTAATTATTGTTTCCCAGTATTTATCTCTAGATGTGAATGGGTAAGGTATTTCTTCCTGTACCCTCTTCTTGGTAGGGTACTTAACGTGCCTAACGTCGGGAGTAATACCAAATGCTATCAGAGCCTTGGTGTATTCATCATCTAGGATTAATGTCCCGGCAATCTCTCTCCAAAAATCCATTTGGTGTGGTATGTTGGCTCTAGCAAACGCTAAGGCTAGAGGGATGGGCGCATTCTCTATTTCGGAAAGCACCCTGTCTCTATCAGACCAAGAAAGCATAGCAGAACAGGCACGAACATAATTTTCCTTCTTCCTCTTCTCTAGGCTTTCGTCTATTATCACACTACCCTCGCTCTTTTTTGTTATCTTGGGGTACTTGTCGGTAACTATTACTAGTCGGTGTCTTATCTCCGGCAACCATTCTAGGACGTTCTTCTCAGTGAACTTGTCCGTGTGAAAAATATAGGTGGTGTTCTCGTTGATGGGAGGGGAACACATCACTCCAAACATTTCAACGTAGTGACCCGCTTTGAAAGGCTCACTGTGCTTTGAAAATATTACTACTCCGATGAAGATTCCCCCACCTTAATATCACTCATAAAGGGGTCGTTGATTAATATGTAGTCTCTCACTCTTCTATACTGTGCTTTGGAAAGACCCCATGCTTCCATTACCGATTTAGCAGTAAGAGAATACCCCCAAAAAGACCAGTGAATCCCATCAGACATTATGTAGGATGTCAACCCATCCTCCTTCATGGCCTCTATTAGAAGACACATCTCCTTGGCGGGGATTGTGCGAGCAAACAGACTACGCTTAGGGCCAACCCTCCACGTCTTTGTCTTCCCTCTCATCCAATAACCTCGTAATCCGTATCAATAATATGCGTGGGTGTTTTGAGGGCGGCCATCCTCAACTCCACATCGTCTAATATTTCGGGGTGGTGTCTGAGAGATTCAACTAGGATTCTACTAAGACTATCCATCCTAGCCTCTGCTAGTAATAATTGTGAGTCTACACCAATCTCCTTCTTCAATTGACCCACCAACTTGAGAGAGGCGTTAGCCTGTCCTATCAACCTTGTAGCATCAGAAACAAACTCCGATGACATACCCTCAACAGATTTCATTTCATCCAACTCATCTAGATACCCCATTATCCTATTTACAATGCTCTCAGCCGTGTCTAAGGTATCTATTGATTGTTTCCTAGCCTCCTCTATATGCGTGGCCTCAGACGCGCTGTATTCGATATGGTCAGTCATGTGGGTCATGGATGTCCCCTCGTTCCAGCCATGTCTCTCATCAGCATAATGAGTAGTAACATCATCAGACTTCAATTCTATTTCAAGAGCGCGTCTATCGGAATCAGCCATCGAACAGAAGGGACAGTCAGTTGCCAGTACCCACTGTAATACATCTATGACGAAGGCGTCAACCTCACGACCCATTCTCTGTTCTATTTCTCTTCTAGTTCTCATTACAATCATACTCCTCGGCGCACCACTGCGTTCCCGCTTCACTTAAGTCCCAAATTGTAGTTTGGGCCTGTCTATCTATCCCCTTGGAAATCACTCTGTAATCCTTTCCTAGAAGTGCGCCCAACTTTCTATTATTCATAGCGTATCTAGTATTCCTCAACAACTTACCATTAATCAACGTGCTTTGCGACCTAAGTTGTTCCGTGCTGCTTTCACCGTTGAAGTACATGTATCTAAGCGCACCTAGAACCATGAAGGACTTCTTATGTTTGGTCGCCAAAAACCCGGTTCGCTTCTTGAATCCATCCATCTTCATGCACCATACCTGTAATCATCAAGAATATATTGTTCGTAGTTTTCGGAGAGTCCCCAAATAGTAGGCTCTCCCCTTTTCTTGTAAACAGGGGTTACTCCGCCGTGTCTTGAAAGTTTGGCGGCCAACTGATTAATCGAGGGACATGACTTGGTAGTCTTCACTAGAACATCCCTACCCTTGACTACCTTACCTCTATTAGCCATATATTCCACTGTCCTGTAAGTCATGTTATTGAGTATCTTCTGCGTACTAGATGGGCCGTTCTCCATGATATATATCAGGGCGGCCCTCATGACACGACTCCTCTTTCGCTGTCTTGCGTTTCTACCCTTCAATTTATTGAAATCACTCATGCACTCACCTCTTCGGGGTAGCCGAACCTACAAACCACACCCTTCCTCCCTCTACCGGACTTCTGCGACTCGTGTTCCGCATACCATCTCTGTGGTATCAAATTATCTTCTATCCATGCCTTAGCCATTTGGTAATCTCCACCGGAAATCATTCTAGAGACTTCCTTGACAACCTGAGACTTGGGAAGGTCGCGTAGCCAAAAGGTAGTTCTTATCAATTCCAAGTCGGCGTCCATAACTCTCCTTCTCATGGCTAGGGAATCATCCAAGATTTTTCGTAGTCTATCATCTACTGTGATTACTAGCGGCTCTCCTCCTCTCCATTCCTCTTTCATCATGTGATAACCAATACAAATCCTACGGAAAAGGTCTGCCTCATACGACCTAACATCGGGACGCTCTATCCACTCGGCCACGTCGTCAGTAAATATTACTCCTTGGGGTGGGTTAGCGACAGCATCCTCCATCCTAGTACGAACCCAATTCCTTATCTCTATCGTCTTGTTAGCGAGTTTGATTCGTTCCTCGTTCCCCATATTGGATTGTTTGTGTTGGGCCTCCTTATATTGTCTTTCCTTCTCCGGGGTCATCTCTATGTCTATGATAAAGAAGCGTCGGTCTAGCCCGGAGTCTAACTCAAACCTCGCTGGCTGTGTACCGGCCCATATGGTATAACGGGTAGTGTAGTTAACCCAACCCGCCTTCATAGCCTTCTGTACCCTTCCATTATCTAGAGAGGTAAGAAGTTGGTTCTTCATATCAAGGCTATGGTCTTTCTTAGCCGCATCACTCATGGAAGAAAACTCCTCAAAACCCAAGAAGCCCCCACACATCTCTCTAGCAATCGGCCTACCCATGATATTACCTTCCTCATCAACGCTACCAAACATACCTGCTTCGGTAATAGAGTTGGCTCCCATCATAGTATTGAACCCCTGTCCTACATCAGCATTATCACTGTATATCAAACCAGTTCTTTCGGCCAAGAACATTAGTATGAGGATGGACTTACCACTCCCCTTCTTACCCCTTAGCATTATGTGTATTCTAGTGTCGGGTAACTGGGACATGGGTGTATAGAAGGGCATGTTGTTATGCCTCATGGGGCAATTGGGGATGGTGAAATCCTTTTCCGCATCCACATAAGGACTGAGGGGGTCGAAGTCACACCTACTACACTTGTTTAGTGTATTGAAGATGTGTGCGCCTATGGAACAGACGAAAACATCTAACTTGTCGTCAACATCAACATAGTGATTTTCCCTAGCGAAGCCCGATACTTCCTCAAATATATTCATCCAAACATCCCTCCTCCCCCATGCGAGGAGTTCTCAAATCCACTCATGAATATATCAATCGGGTTAGAATCATCGAGGTGCTGTGAGAAATCAAATATGGCAGACATGACCGTATCTAATCTTTCCTCGTCACAAGAGAGTCCTAACACATCGCCACAATATTCCTTCATGCTTTCTATGGAATCCTTATCGACTAGAGCGAATGAAGATGAGGAAATAACCACCCAAGCACCTATTTCATCCCTAGTAGAGAAGGACGTGAATATTTCGGGGAAGAGCCATGCAGGGGTAGAGAGTATTATGTCTTTGTTAATTATCCTACCTCCTGTAGTCATTGCGCTCTCCTTCTTGAAGACATAATCAAATACTGCTATCTCTCCTTCGTTTATCGAATCAGTGGTGTTAGATGTACTGAAAAGACTCATGGTATCGGTAGCCAAGTAAGTCAGTTGGTCTACACCAAGGGGGTCTAGTGCCATGATAACATCTCTGATAACTGGGTATGAAAATATCCACACTGACTTGTTAGCAGTTTCTTCAAGGGACGGTTCTACATCTGCAAAATGAGTGAGTCTCAATATGAAGAACCTGTCCCCCTCATCATTGTCTCTTTGGTATAATCTCCATTCGGGGAAAAGCGGCTCCGGTATATGATTGAGGGCGGGAGCCGAGTGAAGCCTAGAATATATTTTGGCTATTGGTTCCTCTTGGCCGATAAGTCCCATCCCTGTAATGAAGGGGCAGAAGCCCACCTCCGTTTGGTTGAACACCACCAAGTGGGTTTGCTTCTCCTCCGGCTTTCCATTCATCCATACTATGTCTGTGTCTGTCAATTGTTGTATCTCCTTTACCATTCTATCCCACTCTCCTTTACGTGTCTTCTGATGAAATCCGGAAACTTACTTAGTGGTTTGTTAGTTGCCTTCAATCTAGGAACCAATACATCTAGGGGAATCGCTTCATAGAGTGCGTCCCTGCCCTGCGTTACTTTCCGAAAGTAGGTTCCCCCGTTGCCCCTACACCCGGCTAGAATACTACTTACCGAGTGCACGTTGGCGTCATCTCCTTTCTTGAGAGCCCTAGAAGAGAAATAGTATCTCTTCTCTCCCTTCCTATGTACTTCCTTCTTCACGGTTCCATCGGAGTACCTGTAATAATCTACTATTGTACCAACCTCATATTTTCTAGACTTATTGGTAGTCCCGTATGAGGGGTGGGAAGTATCTTCGCCCTGTCCTCTTTGGTCCTTGGAAACGTAAGTCCCATTCCTGACTTTCCTAACTCGTGTATTTAGGATATCGGTTAGTTCCCTTGCTGACTGGGGACCGTCGGCCATCAACCTATGCCAAAGCCAAGCCTTCAATCTCTTCTTACCCTTCGCCATATCATCACCTGTCTTCATCTGTATTTAATTATTCTTTTGTTTCGTCCCCGCACAGAAGTAATAAATCGCTACACTGCTAGGTTATCCTCTAATTGTTTTATTTCCTCAAAGGTATGTAGAAGGAATAGTAAGGGGCTTACCTAAACACACTATTGAAGAAATAAAACAATTACAGAAAACGCTGCACTGCTCTCAACTTATTTTGTCTCTAGGCCCACAGAATGATAAAAACAATTCGTGTTCTATCCTGTTTTGCTCGTGGAGAGATAGTTTCGGGGACACTCCCCTAAACTGCGTGTTGGTGTGAGGCTTACGTATATACCAGTGCATAGCAAGCGCGGAAATGTAATTGGAAATAGTTTCGGATAACAAGTCCTTGCTTATCTTGCTAGGCTCCTTGTTTATGATAGTGTAGGGCAACGGCTGTACCGTCAAGCCATTGGGCAGTGAGTACCTTCCCCTGACCATGACCCTCTTGCCTAGAATTAGTATTTGTAGGCTATGATTCTCGTCGCTGTTTATCTGAATCGTAGGGTAGTTTGCTACCAAGTGAGAATCGTTCTCAGTGGTAACAGTTGTGTTTAGGAATGAGATACTAGCGTTGGGCCAGTGGGGAAAGATGAAGTCCTGTATCTCCTTTCTGAATGCCTTGTAAGTCTCGCTCCCCGCCGCCTTTCCTACCGTCACAATTTCCCCATCAGTGTGGTAGATAGATTCCTCTACACCGAACAGGAAACTGACTGAGTTTTCAGTCGCTTCCTCTAGGTAGTCCTCAATCAACTCCTTCATAGGAATCATAGAAGACATATGTATTAATTCTGATTTGGTGAGTCCGTAACCACCCTCATTACTACATAGGTTCAATATACTCTTTACGGTATTCCACCTAACCGCATCCAATGTAAAGAAGCCGTCCACTTCTAAGAGGATTCTTAGGGGGTGTGGGTCTGCCCTTACAACCTTCACTGTTGATGCCTTGAAAGGGCCATAGTATCTCATATATCCCACACCACGTCTGCTTCTGCTCCACACTGATGACACACTAGCGTACCAAAAATATGGTGGTACGTAGATTGCTCATGCGTACAATCGAAAAATTTCTTCATTCTCGCGGCGTATGCCTTGTCGTCTGCTATCTCTCTTGCCTTTCCCTGTATTCCTTCTTCGTCTTCCATTCTAAGTCCTCCTTTCTACCCAATCGGTATATTGTTTGATGTTTTCCATTTTGTAGAGTTTTCTCCCGTACTGGGGTCTTCCGTCGTTTGTTAGTGCGCCGTATTTCTTAGCGTCTTCCATGCCCTGTATCTTGATGAAGTTGATACCTCTAGCACCTCTCAGTAACATAGTCACTTGGTTGGTACTAGATGCTGTCCTCACAAGACCTGTCTCATTCAATCGGAATGTGATTTGAGAAGCGGTTAGTACCTCCCCGTCGGAGAGGATAGAACCAATATGTCTTCTAGTCATTATGTGTCGCCTACTCATATTATTACCTCGTTAGTTTGGTGGGGGAGGAGGGAGGTGCTGTGGGGATGGTCAAGCACCCACCTCGTCAGCCGTCAACCGGTCCTTCTAACCCTCCCCTCCCCTTGTGTCTGTTTTGTTTGGTGGAGGGGGGTGTGGTGAGATGGAGAGAAGTGAAAAATCCGCCAAGAAAAAGAAACAATCCTTCTCACCTGAGATGGTTAAACCACCCGTTCCATAGTTGACCCTACTTCCCCCCTCCGTAAATGCCTCGATGCCTTAGTTATTAAACCTTTTGTTTCGGTGAGTTTATTTAGACTTCACCCTTTGTCGTACTGCGGCAAACCGCTTCACTAAGTCCCTATATGACTTGGTGGAGGTTTGTGTTCTAGGAGCGGCTACTCCTAACCAATTGTACCCGTCGCTGATTAACTGTTCTAGTGTCTGTATTTGTTCCTCACAGTTATCCGTCTTGCTAATGCGAGACGATTTGTAATTATCTACGTCGTTATCATTTTTAGTCCCCACGAAACCACACTGGGCACACACCACTAATGGTAACTCTAGGTTTTCGATTTCGTAGATAGTGCCGTCATCACACCAACAAGTTCCATAAGTCTTCATGTTTGGGGGTGGTCTGTATTTCTTCATCCTACTCTTCCCCCTGCTCCACTAAGTCCCATGCTTCATCTGTAAATGGAAAGTCGTGAGACACTATACACACCGGGGGTATTGGTGAACTATTATCAGGGAAAGAAAGTTTCTTGTATTCTTTGCCAAGAACCGAGAATCTATCAGGGTAGTGGTGTTGAAAGTAAGATGAACGGATGGTGTACATCTGCTCTGCGTCTAACAGTAATGAATGGGTGATGCTTCCTTCATTCTCCAATTCCTTATCGAAGCGAATAAAATATCTTAGCGCAATTTTACTCAAATAAGGTTTATAGACAATTAGCACAAAGGGTTGCGGGCCATATACGGCAAAGGTGTTACTTAGAGTCGCTGACGAAGTATGCACCGTAAATACAGGTGGTTCACCGGCAACAGAGTCTTTCTCGTATGTCCTGAATGTGGCGATGGCCGCGTTTAATAACGTAATCTTTTCCTCCGTTGTTTCGGGCCATATATCTTGGTAATGCTTCACACTCATACTCCAATCACCTCCGGTATCTCCCACCAATCAGGTGGGTTTGTGTGTCGGTAATGCACACCACCCTTGCTGTCTGCTTTGCTGTGGTAGTAACGACGGTATGCTTGAACCGCATCATCACCGCTTGCGTGGCTAATGAAAGTAAAGTCATCGTTAGGCACTACATCAAATGGCGCACCTATATGTTCGTTCAAGTGTGGTCTGAAATCATCGGGCATAGCGAGAGCAAACGGCGTTAGGTCGCCTTCGGGAATCATCTCACTCATACACAACATCTGATAGATTGGATTGTGACAGGCATGGACTTTGCCGAATCTCTTGTTGTATTCGGTGAGTAATGCCTGTGCGTGACGAGCCAACCAATTAAAGTTGGCACGATTATCTCCCGCCCAAATCGTGCATGGGTGATTTTTGTAACCCCCCAAGTATGGCCGTCCGGCCTTCGTCAACGGCATCTGCTCATCAGTAGCACCATGTCTACGCAGGGCTGATGCCATCATCTGTGCTGACTCAGTAACCATCTTAGGCACTCTCACGCAGTCCATCGCCTGTGCTGACTTCACTGGGTTCTCGTCTAGTACGAATATGTTCATTCTTACTCACTCCTTAGAACCGTATGTTCAGCGATAACAGCATCCTTAGCCAAACCCGACCTCATCCAAGTCGTTATTGTTATTAGACTAGTTAAATCATACTTGAGATTTGTACTTGAAGTCGTGAAAATCGTTCCCGACTTCAAGTGTATGGATATCCGCCGCAGTTTATCCCCGTATTTGCCTAATCCTGTATCCACCTCGGTAACTGCGGCTATTTCTCGTATGTCTAGGAAGGTTCTTCCACTCTCGGTATTTATCTCATGGATGAATCCTGAGACATCAGTATATGGTAACGGCCATTTCTCACTCATTCACTCGTCCTCCGGGTACATTATTTCATAGGCCCAGTTTTGTTGGGCTGTTGTGTCTATCCCATACTTACTACCATAAACCCTAAAGAAGTCATATACTTGTTGTGCTCCTACGGTTAGGCACATGTCCTCGATTTCGAACTTATCGTAGTCCAAAGGGTAATTCGCTACGTAACAAGCGGCATGAATCATCTTTGTGTAATCACCCATTCACTCGTCCTCCTTCAATGAATTAGCAAAGCCTTCCACCGACCAGTGCCTCCTCAAAGAGAAGTCAGCAAAGTAATCAAAGGAGTCGGTTTCCTTCCTCCACATACCCTCGGTTTCCTCGCCCGCTTCAATTGCATTCCCTCTCCACAAAAGCGCACCGGTATCGGTAGTCAACTGTTCCGTCAATATTATCAGACGCCCGTTGTGCTCATTCTTCATTATCATTCCAATTTCTATCATTACATTGTCGTTTATCATTTTTCCACTAATCCTGTATCTCATAGTCCATATCCATCAACACATCTACGTAATCCAATACGTTTTCTTGTAACCAATCGTATATTGAGCCATGCTCTAAATCTCTCGCGTCTATCTTTACTTCTTCGTTTATGTCTATCATTACTTTAACCTTTATTGTTGTCATCATTATTCCTCCGGTTCTGTTATCTCCTCGTGCTCTACCTCTATAATCTTTTTGGTTTGGTGAGTTTACTCTTCCTCAGTCTCTATATCCGTACTCAGTGTTTCCCAATTGGTAACGTCTCCGCCCTTTCTACTTCCGCTAGGGTTTGTATGCCTCACGTCGAAGTGGTGTGCTGCCCATATGTCCCACGCTTCCATCTCATCCTCTGCCTCTATTTCGTAAGTTATCTCAACTTGGTGCGTCACTGTATAGGTTTTAGTCTCGCTCATGCTTCATGCCTCCCTGCCGTAGTACATTTCAAGCAAAATTGAATCATGTGGAATAGGCTGCCATGAATGTTCAGCAAGAGGTTCGTGAGATGCGTTCAAACCACGGCGTAATGCCCAAGGGAGGCAAGGTTGTCGGCTATTGGTCGCTCCGCAGTTTTCGCAAAAGGCGTATAACAACTTTCCATCCTTCATGCTCTCGCCCCCTTGGGCCATTCTATGTTCTTAGCATAAACGGAACTCCATCTGTTACGGGAACCTTCTTTATTCTCTATCCACACTATACCACTTTCCATCTCCTTATTGAGATGGTGATAACCTTCAATGAGACTGAAAAAGTAGCGCGGCGGCATTCTAACCACCTTAAGACCGTCATGCGCCGTCCCAGTTACCTTGTGCAGCCTCTTTGGTTTCGGGAATAGTCCATCTGATGTTGTATCTACTGAGGGGGACTTTACGTATCTTACTCTGTCTTTGAATTTTCCCTTGTGCAGCCTACTCATCCTCTTCATCTCCATTTTTCTTTTTGTCGTCTTGGGCTTGGCTCATCTCTACCCAATATCTATCTGTTGTTTGTGCTATATCTGAGTACATATGCCAAGCAGCCTCTTCCTCACAATCACCACACCACTCAAGTATTCCCCAAACGGTTTCTTCGTACTGTGATGGCTCTCCACAAAACTCACACTCTCCTTCTGTCATCTTTATTCCCCCTTCCCTAAGAGGTCCGACATACTACCCCCATGTAAGTTTGTTATATTGCATTGGTACTGCCCATCATCAGTTACCCACCTATCACTGATACATACTTCAAAGTCTAGGTATAGCCACTCCTTACCACTACTCTCTTGCCTCTCAATCATCTGCTTCAAGTCGTTAATTAGTTCTATGCCATAACCACGAACATGGGGTCTTCCCTCAGAGTCTACGTATGTATTCCTACCAAGGCAATCTATGTCAGGGTAGGTGAACTTCCCTGAGATACTCCGTAGTAAGCCGTAGGCTGCTTCCATGTCCCTACTTTCTATGTTCTCTCTACATCTATTCAGTTCTGTCTGTAACTCATTCACCCTGTTGTTCAACCAATTAAGGTTCTCCACGTTCTCCTTATCTTCTTTCATCGTTCTTGCATCTGCCATTTCTTCATCAGTCATTTCTCTGCCTCCTGTAAAATCTCCTCGCCGTCCAAGTCTTTAATCCTTTTGGTTTGGTGAGTTTCTTATGTTGATTTTGATTCTCTTTGCTCCTGTACCATCCCAAACTGGCTCAAGACCATACTTAGATAGTATCTCCACAATGAAGTCACCGTCGCCAGCCCATGACAAGAAACACTCTTTTTCACTTCGTAGATTGTGGTCATCTTGACTATGGAAGAATACTACCTTCTCGTGCTTTCCTTTGGGAACAGCATCCCAACCGCAAGTTTGACAACACCAAAAGTTCATCCTAGAAAAATATCCGTGGCTCCTCAAGTCTTTGAAAGCCGCCCTTATTCTTGGGTAGCCTCCATATCCGGTTGCACTACGATATTCCCGAAACATAAACACCCCATCCTCATTGAAATACTCTTCATTAACCATCAGAATTCCCCTCCTAGAACTGGCGAATCCCCTTCTGCTAGAGGGGCATCCACCGATTCCTCCTCGTTCTTCTCAATCCAATCAATCTCATCATCGGGAACGTCATCTTCATAATAGATTGCATCTACCGGACACTCGGAAACGCAAGCATTACAGTCTATACAATCGTCAGGGTCTATCACCAAGTAAGTATCTAATTCTCTGAATGCGTCCACAGGACAAACTGCTACGCAATCTTGGTACTTATGACCAACACAAGCCGAAGTTACTACATAGGTCATCCACTAATCACCTCATCTATCTCAAGAAGAACCTCGTTACCTTCTTCTGCGCTCTCAACCTCTTTGTAGGAAAGGTCACCAATGCGCCTGAGTTTCTCTCTTAATTGCCTGACTTCTGTGAGTGCCCACAAACAATGTCTTCGCTCAATCCTTCCTTCATTCATAGCATTCCTAAACTCGGTAAGATGGTATGGGTGAATATCTCTAGTTTCGTAATATTTGTCTGTGTCAATCATTCTTCTTCACCTCTCTCAATCATTTTTGCATCGCAAGTGGGACAGTGCCATGCGTGGGAATCAATGTTCCATGTCTCATCACACTTAGGACAATACCCATCCTCATACCAATCCATGTGTCCTTCGTATTTGTCTGTGTCAATCATTCTTCTCCCCCCTTCGGGAACATCATGGCTGCGTATATGCTAAAGGTGTCCCATGCTATACCCAAATCCGCATCATGGCAGCGGTATGCTTCATGTAGCACCTCTCTTGCTTGCTCTCTCGTTAGACGAGGAACATACAATAACACATCATCAACACACCATACAATGTGGATATGGTCGCCGTCTTCGCTAATCATTCTTCCATCGCCTCCACAATTTCTTTTACAATATTAGCAATCAGGCTTGGAGATACAAACGGAGTCATACCTTCTGCGTCTCTATACGCATTGAGATATGAACCGCGAGCGGTGTTGGAAGCCTCTTCAAAATCCATTCCCAAATACTCCATCATTATTTCGTCTATCACTTCATTCATTACTCTTCCCCCTCGTATCTGAATCTGTATTCTTCGCCATCCCAATAGTATTCACCCTCACCGTTTTCATTCCAATGTTCAAGAAGTTCCTCGGCTTTCTGCAAGTGGTAACGCAACCGCTTGAATTCTGCTAGGAGAAGTGGTGCGTCATAGATAAGTTTCATATCAGGATGCGTATTCTTAGAACCGTAGTATTTATCGGGAACTTCTTCATGTCTTGCAACGACAGTCCAAGGTGCTTTGCGTGTACTACCCCAAGGCGCAGGTGTGTGTCCTAAGTATCCGTCTGTGTCAATTTCTAGTCCATACCAATGGTCGCCGTCTTCGCTAATCATTCCTCTTCCTCCATCCATCTCTTTGCATGGTAATCCCAAGCCGGTAGATTGTGCGTTTCCATCAATTCCACCAGTTCACTCATAGCAGTGCGGTTGTTCTTGGTAAACATATTGCGACGGCGAGGAGGACAACTGCCATCATAGGTTCCCTTTTTGTTAATCCATGCCGCACTATCTACCATAATACCGGTAAATTCCTCTATGAAATCAAGCAATACAGAACCTCTCATTAGAGCATCTTGTAATGCTTGGGCCAAGACTTGTTCTCTATCGAACTGTATTGAATTTTCGCTCTTGTCTTCGGAGTGTTTGCCCCAAGCGAAGCCGCCGTTCCCCTTCGTTCCAAAGAAGGTCATTATCTCTGCTAGGTTTTCGTCCCTCCAACTGTATAGTTTCCAATCAGCAATATTCTGATTCTTCATCCAATCATCCCCGTAGTGTATCTTAATAGTTCTACCAAAGCCGGGGTAGCCATCTTGATAGGTATAGGTGGATTTCTTATCCCTATTACCTATCATCTCTATGTCCTTGTATGCTCGCTTCTCTTCTGTTTCTTTTTCTGTTTTCATTTTATTCACTCCAATATATTTTTCCTTGGTTATACAGTATCTCAAAATTAGGTGGTCTTGTATCGTTCGTCATCTTCTTCCGCTCCTATATTCTCCTGTCGTCTTGAGTCTATAATCCTTTTGCTTTGGTGAGTTTTAGGGGTATCTTAATAATTCGTGTATTTCTTGTCAGGTCTAGGGGGGTAGATTTCCCCTGCTATTCTTTCAAAGTCCTTTTCGTTTAGTTGAATACAATTACCGTTAAGATACCATGATGTAATGTCGGACATAACGGTGTCGCCCTTCCAACGGAAGGCTACGGCGATGTCGTATTCACCCATATCATCTTTCTTCATTTGTGTTAGGACATCTAACAATTCATCAACCTTCATTCTTCCACCTCTTTTTTTGCCTTCGCTAATCGTTCAGCCTCTTCCTTTACAACATACCACACGCTAGAGGAGTCTACAAGGGCCTGTACTACCGGCGGTAGCAAGACTAGAGTTTTTCGTAACTCCCTTTCCACAGAATAAGATATTCCGTAATCTTTCGGCAAGACACCGCTCAGAGTATCCGCAAAATGCTCGTCAACCTCTTGTAAATCCTCTAATAAATGAGTGATAAGTTCGCTATACCTATCAAGGTGGTCTAGTAGTTCTTGACTGTAATCCATACTCACCACTCCTCCCAATCAAAAACGAGTCCCGCTATTGCTCTCGCTACTTGTGAAGGACTTATCCATGAGCCTCTCACATAGCACCCTCTCTCATTCGTCCAAGCAGTATGCAAGGACATACCACAGGCCGCGTAACACGCCCTGTCTACTTCTCTCATCTCGGGTCGTAAGAACCACTCGCGCCTAAAACCTTCATCAAATGCATTAGTATCTCTATACATCACTCTTCCTCCTCGTATATTTTCTGTAACATTCGGTAAGCGGTCGCACTCAGTACCTTATCCACCTGAGTCTTTCTCCAAAAACCCAACTGCCCGTTGTACTTGTTCACTCCTCTAACTTTCTTTCCCTTGTTGTATCTACTTCTCTGTTTGCTCATAGTTTTTCCTCCTATTTCAATCCTATAATCTTTTTGTTTCGGTGAGTTTTATCTTCTTCCTTGGAGATAAGGTAAGGACTGATAGTAAAGTGTCGAGGCTAATTCCGGCTCATCTATCAGCCTTTTGATGTCCTCTCTGCGCTTGATTAACTCCGACCGTTGCTCTTCAATAACATTCTCAAGCCTTTGCTTTTCTTCAAAGGTAGCATCTAGTTGTCGTTCCATAAATTCCATTCTTTCCTCATGGTTCATTACATCCCAAACTGCCAGTCTCAATTCAATCTCATATCCTAAGTCTTTCTCAAACTTCATCTTGTCACTCATTCTATCACCTCACCATAGAGTGTCTCCAAGTATTCGGGACCGGCGCAATCAGAACAAATTACAATCTGACCGAAGCCTTGTTGGTAATGCAAGTCGTGGCCCTTTCCTATATATGGACGATATAATAGATTGCAGTAGTCGCAAGGATAATGATACTCAAAGATGTCAAAACTCATTGTTCTTCATCTCCTATGTAGTAAGGACTGCATTCATCTTCTTGTTCCGCCTTTAACCAACAGTGAGGGCATTCCATCTCCTCTCTCTCTTTTGTATTATTATTCCACATGTATGCGACAAACTGCTCACTGTTACATGAGCATCTATTTAGTAATCTATGGCCGTCCCTCTCGACATCATAGAATTCCCAGTAGCCTCCGGTGTCTATGGTTTGTGACCACTTCCATACATTCTCCACTTCTTCCTGTATCATGGCGGGCCATGTCTGATACTGCTTCCCGGTGTAGTCGGTCTTCCACTCCAATCCAATCCTTTCCGTGTTTCGTCTCAGAATCTTGGTTTTGTTGGGATGGTATCGAAATCTTATGGACTCATAATACCAATCGTCATAATCCCTACCGGGGTTTTCTTCTTCAAACTGCTCTCTACTCAATATGTTTATCATCATTTCACCTTCTTATTTTTCTATCTTGGAGGGAGGGCCGGCTGACCGACCCCCCCTCGTTCTAGTCTCACTCCTTGGCCTCCACCCCGAAGTATTCGGGGAGTAGGTACTCGCAAACCTTCTGAGCCTTGGAAGCCGCCGAGAAGATAAACTTCTGTCCGTCGTCCTTGGCATCCTTGATGGCTTTCAGCCATGACTTCATGTACGCCGCGTGGTTTTCCATATTCTCCTCTATGGAGGTATCTTCGATACCTAGGGCTATGCACATCATCGAGGCCGACATCTCCGCCACCAATTCCTCGTAAGCATAATCCTCACTACCGAACCGACCCGACATATCTCTATCTAGTCTTTCGGGATGTCCCGTCCAGTGAGCCATCTCATGAGAGATGGTAGCACATCGACCCGTCGGGGTCTTGAAGTGCTTCCTTTCCGGTACTTGGATATAATCTACTGCCATGTTATAGAAGGCGGAGCCTCCTCCCTCGCGGAAGTCTATCTTGTGTTCCTTCAAGAGAGAATCAATATGCTCCTCTGCTTCGGTCTTGGCCGTTTCGGTTTCCTTCTTGGTGGGCTTCTTCTTCTTGGGAATCGGCAGCCCTGTCTGAGACTTGTTGAACACCATGAAGAACCGCTGAATCCAAACGCTCCGCGTCTCCCTCTTCTTTTCTCCGGTCTTTTCGTCTTCGACTTCGTTTGTGTAGGATTTCATTTCGTAGAAGACAACCGGGAAAGATGCCTGTCCCTTCTTGACCCCATAGTAAGCCGTAGGCTTCTTCCATGTTCCGCCATCCTTCTTCGTGACTTCCTTGAACTCACCCTTCTTGACGGCATGCTTCGCTGACTCCTTCTTCCAAAAGTCGAAGGTTCCCCACTCATCACTCTTGAACCCCTCACTAGACTTGAATAACATCAAAGACCATACATTTATGCCCTTGTAAGGGGTCTTCTTTGAACCGGTTGATGCCCTGATGGGTAGCCCATCAAGTAGTGCTCCGGCTCCGTCCCATGGCTTTTGCCAAGGACGGACGCCCCTCTTGAGTTGGTCGGTTATTACACCGGCCACCTTCTTGTGAGCGTTCTTGGCTCTCTCTTTCGCTGTCATCTTTTTCACTTCCTTTGCTATCATACTTCTTCCTCCTTGCTCTCATATTGTCCTGTACTTGCTAGTTAATATACCTTTCGCTTTGGTGAGTTTTACTATTCCGATGTAATGCCGAACCGGATTTCACCAATTTTTCCATAGTAGTCCTCCATCAATCTTTCCATCTGTTCGGGGGTTACGGTGAATCCCTCCGGTCCACTGTTCCGCACCGAGTTGATGATATAATTCATGAACTGTGTTAGCAGTCGGTTCTCCGCCTGTAATTTCCAAAGGTACTTCTCCTCTATATCCGTCATTGGCCCTCACACCCCCTTTGTCTATCTTCCTCTTCCATCTCTGCGGTAAGACCGCTAGTATCTTCCAATCTTTGTTCTATTGTGCTGAATAAATCATTGATTCTATCGTGTTCTTCGGGGAAAACAAATGGGCTTATCTCTATGAATTCGGACATAGCCCCTGCAAATTTCTCATACTCATCTAACATTCTCTGTGCTTCCTTTTTCAATTCCTCAGGAGTAAGTCTTTCCGCATTTCTCCCAAATCCTTGCATCATTTCTTCTTCATTTAGTTCACTCATATCTATCCCCCCATTCACTTATCAACTCGCCTAACTCACCTGACATATCATCCGGCTCCCCAATCGCTGCCATGCAAAAATCCATCAGTTCCGTGTGGTCGTAGGGGTCGCCATTCTCATTCATATAAATTTGCGCCGCTACGCAAGTCAGGTTGTATCTCATTTGTAGGTAGTTCTCTTTGGTTCGTTGCTGTGCCTCTGCCAGTAAAACATGTATTTCCCGCAAACTTTCAATTTGGCGGGTTTGGTCTTCCACTGTTTGGTAGAGTTCATGCAATGTCTCAAATAGTTTCTCTGCTTCATGCGTCATTCTTCTCGTCCTCAAATATACTAGGAATCGCTAGTTAATATACCTTTCGGTTTGGTGAGTTTTATCATTTATGTTACGTTTCTCTATTAGTTTTCTTGGTGGATGAATTTTCATTTTCTGCAACCGGTTTTTATGTTACTCCCATAAACGACCAAAAAAAATTAGGATTGGGGAGCCGAAGCCCCCCAACCCATTTACGTAATCAAGCGGTCAAATATTCGCCCGACTTTACCTTGGCCCTAACATCCTTTATGCTGTCCTCGTTCAAGAACTGCAATAGGTAGCGGTTAGTTGTCGCGCTGTAAAAATCCCAGTAGGGTTCATACAGGGTGACGGTTCCGTACTTCAAATCTCCAAGGCCCCCCGCCTTCGTTGCTACTTTGCTGCTGTAAGATTGGAAGGTTACGCCGTCATTAGTCTGTATTATGAACTGATTGGCCGCATATCCCCCGCTCGCGGTTCTCATGTTTTCCACCTTCATTCTCACGCCTCCCTAGATATCACACCATCGGAAACGAGGGCATCGTAGTTCTCCATCCACGAAACCAATACATTATTAGCCTCGCCTTCGGACATGCCGTAACCGTTCATCAGGAACGGGGCCGCACCGAACATATTAGTTATGCCCGATTGCCTCAGTGCTTCAAGGTACTCGTAGTACCCTGACCATTCTTCGTTGTATGCTTTTTCATTCTTCGTTTTCTCCATTTCTATTCCTCCTTGTCTTGATGTAGTTGAGAGCATCAATGGTAGATTGTAGTCCATTGTATGCTGAACCCTTTTCAATCTCGTGATTCATGAGAAGGTCTAGGGCCCTGTTTGCCCTGTCAAGGTACTCCTTGAGCATCTTGTTCTCTTCCAGTAGGTCTGCTAGGATGTCGTCATAATCGACTATCATCGGTTGTCCCTCCATCGGGATGCTCCCTTTGAGAAGCCCACAAAAGTCCAGTTAGGACTTGAGGGGTAGCCCCAGTCGTTCAGGTCAGCCTTTGGTATCTTGCTAATGGTTCGGGTCTTTTCCGCCATGAAACTCCTTTTTTTCTCAACTACTTAATGCTTTTGCTTCGGTGAGTTTTACTTATTATGTTACGCTTTTCTCAGAAGTTTATTTTATGTTACGCTTTTCTTTTTCTACGCGCACAAAGTCTCAAATATATGTTACGCATAATCTTCTCTCTTTTATGTTACGTAGTTACAGGAGCCCAAAATTATGTTACGCAATTACTGGGGATAAAAAAAGAGAGCGTAACATATATCTCACTCCTCCTCCTCGCGTGGGCAGGTGACGCATCGGTACGTAACATATCTCTCGCGGGTCTGCCTGTTGAGCATCACGTATCTACTGTCTGCTCGCACGTAACATATACAACATCGTGCGCCGAGGGGAGCAGTGGAAATCTCAAGCGTAACATATTTCTCTGAGTCTCTCACTCCTCCCCCTCCTTGTGTTTTTCGATTGCATCCCTCTCATAGTCTGTCAGTCTTCGGCGTGACCTACCCGACTCGTCCTCCCCCTTGAGCCGTCGATGTGCTACCATCTCTTCCGGGTACAGCATCCCTGCTAACTCTGCCCTCGCGTGTACGCTCTGCGGCTTCATGATGAAGTCGTGGGCGAACTCTTCGGGGTCACGGCCGAGGAGGCGGCGGAAGCGTCGGACGCCTCTCTTTCGGTCTTCTGCCCTGCTCACGCTTCCACCTCCTCTATACGTCCTTCCACCCACCAATCATACCAATCCTTGTAATCCAAAGACGCCTCACCTATGCAAAATATCGGCAGGTAATCGGTCGGACACCTGCGGTATCCTTGCGCCCTATCCCACTTTCTGACGGCTAGCAGGGATTCGTGAAATTTTTCTGCGGTGGGCCAGTAGTCGGTAATTTCTAAGACCATTTGCCGCGCTCTTTCGATTTGCCACCGTGATGATTTTTTCATCAGCCTTCGCGTTTTTCTCATGACTCACACCCCCCGCACACGGCTTGTGAATAGTCCTTGGGATTGACTCGGCTCATGACGTGCAACGGGCCGCGACCCTTGCACCTCACACACGCCGCGTATCTGCCGTGTATGATGCCCGGAGGTAGGATTGAGACTAGTGCCCAATCCCACCCGGTCTTTTTCTTTCGGCGGGCCGCTCGCTTTCTTGCCGCTGCTGCCCTTGCTATTTTTGCCCGTCTTTGGGCGGCTGCCGCCGCGAGCGTCATTTGCTCCGCGTCGCTGGTGGCGTGGTTTGTGTTCCCCTTCCGGTCAGAGTACGACCGCGACAACACGCACGTCTTGTAATGCTGTCGGGATGGGCAGCCGCACGGCCGCCTCTTGATGTTGCCCCGGCCGGAGCCGCCGCTGTTCCCCTTGGCGCGGCTGTCGCCCTTGGCCCCCTTGGTGATGACTCGCTTGCTCATGCGAGACACCCCCTCTTACAGTTAGGGCACTTTTCGGGATAGTCATCATCAAGAATCCACAGAGGGGAGCCGTACTCGTCCAGTGTCTTCCCGTCCCAAGTCTTCCCGGTCCTATGGGGGAAAATGAAACAGGCGTCTTCTAGGTGAAAGTGATAGTCGCACCACTCCAACCCTCCACGGCATCTAATGACGGGGCTGCTCACGATTCACCACCCCCGACCATCAGAGCCGCTATCGTGGCGGCCCACTCTTCACCTTCCTTTGAAGGCATCTCGGCATTCAGTCTCTCACGGCGGGCGGCTAGTGTATCACTAACACGCGCCCGTACATGTGAGGCCCTCACACCCAACCGGGAAAAGTCCCGGCGTGGGTTGAGGGGTATGGCATCTAACTCACCTGCTGCGCAAACCGAGCAAAGCACGAATCCCTCGGGGGGGATAACATACGATGCGGGCCGGCTGCATGAGCAGGTGGGCGGTGTGTCTCGGCGCATTTT